ATTGATGATCGTCAGCGCCGCGTCGTCGTCCTGGGCGGTGCGGATCTCGGGGAATATCTCCAGCGTCACGTTGCCGGAGCCGTCCGCATCCGCGTCCTGCGTCACCATATGCAGCGTGGACGTGGACCCGCTGCCAAGCTGGAAGTAATCCCCCGCCAGCAGCCAGCCCGTTGACCCTGCCGACGCGCCGTCAACGGTCAACGTCGATCCGGTCTGGCCCGCGCCATTCACCAGCGGCGTACCGCCCGCCGTACCCATCGGCAACGCGCCGTCAGGGTCTCCCATCAGGAACGTCCCCTGGTACCCATTCAGTGACGCGAGCCAACCAATCCACGCCTTAGCCCGCGCCTTGTCCATCGGCGGCAAACTGATGTCAGCCTCCCACCGCTGCCCGGAGTGCTGGAGCGTCTGCTGGGCAAAGGTGAACGGCGACATGGACAGGACCGAGGCGCGGATCATCCGCATTCGGATTGACGCGATGCCGGTGTGTGTCGGGAACGTCAAAGGGTAGGTGATAGCCATAGGCGCCCCCCGTAGGTTTTAATTCCGACAATAAAAACCTTCATCGGAACGCCCCCGCGAATGCGCCGCCGCGCTGCCTCGCCTCAAGCACGGCCAGCTTGGAACTCTCCGCGATCTGCGGCATGAGCGACATGATCTCGGAACGGACAGTCGCTTGAACGCCGGTGCTGATCTGGATCGTCTGATTGACCGTCACGCCACCACCGCCGCCGCCTCCGGCCTGCGTGTGGTCAATAACGGTCTCCTTGGGGTGCAGGATCGCAGGGAAGCCGCCTCGGCCATCAACGCCGCCGGAGCGGGCGCCCATGCCAGTTGATCCACCGCCAGCGAAAGACAGGGGTGTGAACATAGGCCCGCCTGCCGGCCACGTCGGCAAGAAGCCCGATGTCCCTCCAAGTCCAGAACCAAAGCCGACGCCGTCGCCAATGCCGAACAAGCCGCCGATCGCGCCCAAGATACCAGAGCCGCCCCGCCCCCCGACGCCATAGGAGCCGACCAACTGCTGAACAACGAGGACGCGATAGAGTTCGCGGATGATGTCCTTGGCCATCGTCCTGAATGCGTCCTTGGTGGAACTGACCCCGTCAAGCGTTGACATGAACGCATTTGTCATCCCGTCTTCAATAGTGGACGCCAGGCCCTCCCACTTGTCTTTCATCGTAACAGCAAGGTCGCTGACCGCATCCTTTGCCCCCCCGAGCGCGTCCTTGGCCCCGGTCATGCTGTCTTCGATAGCCTTGCCGCCGATCCTCGTCGCCATCGCGATGTCGCCGAAGATCAAAACAAGATCGTCGCCCAACTCGTTCAGGCTCTCCATCGGCATCAACGCGCCCCGGAACGCATCGGCTGAAACATTGGCGAATTCCTCCGCCTCTGACCTCATGCCACCTATTGCGCGCTGCGACGCGAGCATGGACGCATTCATCGCGGCGGCGCTCTCAACCAGGTCAGCAGCCCATTCCGGGGAGACCCCAGCGATTGCACCGCTCAACTCAAGAAGAAAGCCTTCCGTCTTGGCCAAGATCCAATCCATCGCCTCGGTCCAGGCTATTTTCATCTGGACCGCCAGCGCCTTGAACGCGTATTCAATTCCGCCAAGCCCGGCAATCACGCGGTCCCATGCCTCCGCTGCGATGCCGGGGATCGCGGCAATAATGGCGATGAACGCAGACGCGGTCTGGATAACGTCCCTGATGACGCTCCCCATGAACGCCATCACCTTGTTGAGCGCCCCGCCCTCCTTCGCGCTTTCAGCCAGCAAATCGGAAACCCTCTGCAGCGTCGGCGCAAGCTGTATCGCCAGCCGGTTGCCGATGCCCTTGAAGACAAGCCCCAGCTTACTCATAGCGTCGTTGGCCGCCTCAACCTTGGCCGCGTCCACGTCAGACAGCAACACGCCCAACTCGCGCAGTTCGTCATTCGCCTGACTGATCGTATCCGCATCAAGGCGGGTCAGCAGCAGCGACGCCTTTTCGCCGAATAGCTGCCCCGCGACAGCCGCGCGCTGCGCCGCCGGCACGAACTCCCGCAGCCGCTCGTTGACCAGCGCCACCCGCTCGTCCAGCGGCAGCGCGTTCAGCTCGCTGATGTTTGTCTTGATCGCCTTGAACGCATCGACCACCGGCCCCTTGCCCGCAGCCGCCGCCTGCGACGTGCGGCGGAAGAAGTCGCGGAGGCCGACCGAAAGCTGCTCAAAGCTGACGCCCTGAAGTTCAGCCGCCCGCTCAAGCGTCTGCATGGACGCGACCGTGGTGTTGAGCGTTCGCGCCAGCTTGGCCTGTGCGTCGATGTTTGCAAGGCTGGACTTCAACAGCAGCCCGGACGCAGCCGCCGCAGCCGCTGCCGCCGCCGCTGCAATCTGCCCAACCCTTTTAAGGGCAGGGCCAAGACGCCTCATTGCCCTTCGTGATTTATCCGCGGCGCGGGCGGTGCGGCTCAACTTGTCGCTGGTGCGCTCAAGACCCTTTTCAGCGTCCTTGGTGTCGGCCCCGATCTTAAGTTTTAGCTGCGGAAGCATTCGCCCGATCCATCCAGTTTTTAAGCGCCGTGGCCTGCCTCTTCGTCAGCGGGGCTTTGGAACGTCCCGCCCGCCTCTGTCGCCCCTCCGCCGCCAGGTGCAGCCACCAGAAATGGCGGGGTCTCATCCGCCAGAACTCCGATGGCGCAACGCCTAAGCTGCCGACTGCCCGGACATAGCAGTCACGGACGAAGGGGCGTCCCGGTTTGGGTCAGTCCCCCCGGCTTCCGCATCGTCCCCATCCGGCGCACCGTCCATCAGGATGGATATCAGCGTATTGACCACCGTCATGACGACATCGGCCCCCGCGCTTTCGCCAGCCTTCACCCCGTCCATGATGGCGCCATGAACCTCGGCAGGCGTCGCGTGACCCCCGGCGAAGGTGATGATTGCCGCATAGGCGCGAGACAGCTTGTAAAACTTCGGCTTGTCGCCCATCGCCGCCAGTTCGGTGATGGTCACGATGTCCTCAAGTTCCTCCCCCAGAGCGAAAGCCTGTTCCTCGCGGATTACGTAGCTTTTGCCCTTCCACTCAAGTTCGATGCGCTGGGCCATTACACAGCCGTGTTGTAGGTCCACGCACCGGACGACTGGAGCGTGGCGGTGAAGGTCACAGCGCCGTCATGGGCGCCGGTCTCATCATAGCTGGCGAGGAAGAAGTTGCCCGAGATGTCGCCGCCGTCCGCGAAGTCCAGCGTGATGTCGGTCAGCAGAAGCGCCGACTGGGTGCTGGTCAGCGCGGCGTCGCGCATGACCTTGTCGTCCCAGATGCCGCTGACGTTCATATCCAGCTTACGGTTGCCGGCGAAGTCCGCCAGTTCGCGATAGCCGCCCGACGCGATGTCGGAGATGTCGACGGGGGAATTGTCGATGCTGATGCCGTTTTCCTGGGCGCCGGCGATGGCCGTCCCGCCCTTCTTGATCAGCAGCGAGCGTCCTGTGTCTGCCATGGTTCGAGGCCCTTTCTTAAGTGCGCCACATGCCCGCGCATCCTAGCGGGTTTTGCACCCGAGGAAAAGAATTTTCATGTCAGGCAACTCGGGACGCTACCGCAGGCCGTACACCACCACCCGAAACAGCATCAGCGCGCGCTTGGTGTGGCCGTCCACATCGGGCGTCACGGTCACGCTCTCACACGTCGTCATGACGTGTTCGCAGTCGTCAATGTCCAGCTTGGTATGGTGCAACAGCGCGTGGATGCGATCCGCGATCCGCTCCACTTCAAGATAGTTGTTCGACCGAGACCATGCGTCAATCTGCATGGAAAGCTGCCCGCCGAAGTCCGTCTTGCTGTCCCAGGGCGACGCGACGTTGCGCCCGAAGGTGACATAGGGAAACGCCGTGGCGTCGCCTGCATCCGTCGGCTGCGCCTTGTCCGCGTGGATGCCGCCGGTCGCCAGCGCGGCCAGCGCGGCATCGCCGCTCAACTTGGTGTAGACCGCCTGGTGAATGCTGTGCTGTCTCATCGGATCGCCTTTGCTATCGCGTCCTCAACCCACTTGACGAACCGCGGGCGGAT